TGTTCTATATTTTTATCTTTTAATAATTCTTCTCTTTCTTCAAAAGATAATATCTCATCCCAAACTTTTCTTGTTTTTTTATTTTTAAAAGAATACAGTGGCATTATTTTATAACCTCAAAATATTTACGTTGATATTTATTTAAGTCTGATAAAGATTCTATATCTGTATCATACTCACATAATTTTTTATATAAACTTTTATTATCTATCCAACCTCGACCATTCCAAAATTCAAATCCATCAAATCTAGATTTATAAGAATTACTTTTTTCGTAACCATAAGCTAAATAATATTTCTTACATTTATTTTTTATAGACCAGTCTATCTCGTATAAAGTTGCATAAGTTCCCATTCCTAATTTTGGATTCTGATAATCCCAAGCAAACTGGCCTGTTAGAACGTGTTTGCTATTAAAAACTTTAACTTCTGTAAACGCTATCGGTTTATCTTTGTAATAATAGATAAAATATTTCCAATCAATGTAGTCTTGTCTTTCAAATACTTCGCTTTCTTCTTCAAAGTTTTTTTCATGAAACTTTTTATATTTAATATATTTTTTATAAATATTGGAAATAATAATGAAAAGTGTGTCATCTAACTTATCGTATATTCGTACCGTAATATCTTTTTTTCGTAATGTCTTTTTTTGTTTTTTACTAAATGTAAATTTATTTAATTGTAGTCTTGTGTTTCTAGCATTAATCCAAGTGAGTTCATTTAGAGGTGTGTAATACCATGATAAAGGAATCCATCCATTTTCAAAAGCATAACAATATTCATCTTCATTAAATTTTGCTAATGCTAAAGAATAAATAAAATCATAGTTCGTTAGCTTTCCTGTAACGTGGTCAAAGAATATTTTCAAAGATGACCTTTACCGCTATCGTAACTAGAACCTCCCTCTTTCTTAAACTCTGTCATATAAGAATCGTCAGTAGTTTCTGTATCTCTAGTATTCTCTACAGTGTAAAATGTTTGGTCTATCTTATATCCAGGATTCTTTTTTAATCTATCTGAGATATATGCATCATCCATCCATACTATTCTG